CCTCAATTACCTTTCGGTGCACCTACAATAGGTAGCCCGTTAGCAAACAGCCAACCAACACCTGTAAGCATGCCTACAGGTATACCTCAAGATATGAAACGTGCAGTAAGTTATGCTGCAGATCATCAAGGCTGCGGATTCTGGAGAATGCACTGGCCTGAAGCTATTATTAATGGTAATCAATTAGGTATTATTAATAACAATAACTTCATGATTTTGCAGGAAAACTTCTATCAAGATGTAAGAAGTGTAAGAATACAAAGACAAGTTACACCTACTCAGTTACAGTTTGTACAGTTTTTAAGAAATATATCTAATAAGACTAATAACTTTAAGATATATTACGAAATTGATGACGTTATATTTGCTGAAGACATTCCAGTTTATAACAAAGCACGTGAAGCCTTTACAGATCCTAACATTGCTAAAACCGCAATACAAATTATGCAGCTTTGTGATGGTATTACTGCCCCTACAGATTATATGTCAAAATACTACGAAGAAAGGTCTGGAGTAAGGGGCATTACATTGCCTAATTACATGCCTAAGTTCTGGATGGACCGTTTCTATGTAAAGAGTAAGATTTCGGATAATTACGAAGATAACAAACGTCGACCACGAGTAGGTTATATTGGAAGCCCTACGCATTTTAATATAGCTGGCTTGAAAGATGTAAAAGACGACTTTGGTGATATTGTTAATGTTATTAAAAAGACTCTTAAACAGTTTAAATGGGTGCTAATGGGCGGATGTCCTGCTGAACTTGCTGAACACGTCAGAAGTGGAGAAATCGAATATGTAGGTTGGACTCGCATATGGGATTACCCTTCTACATTTAATGCTTTAAACGTTAATATTGTTATTGCACCTTTGCAAAATAATAAATTTAATCTTGCTAAAGCTAATATTAAACATATTGAAGCCGGGGCTTTAGGCTTACCTTGTGTATGTCAAAACTTAGAACCTTATAAGGATGCACCGTTAAAGTTTAATACCGGTGAAGAAATGATTGAAATTATTAAGAAAGTTATGTCTGATCGTAAGCGCTATCTTACTGAATCAGATCTTGCCCGTAAAAACGCATGCAAGTATTGGTTAGAAGACCATATTAATGAGTATTGTAGTCTATATTTCTCTTGATAAGTTCGTAAATGGTCCCATAATAATGGGCTGTGTATAGAAACGTTTATTATAATCAAAGAGAAAGTAACTGCTATCTTTTTACGTGGGATGAGCAAGGTAATCGTATTGTTAAGAAACAACGACACCTTCCTTATTTCTACATAGAAACTAATTCAGATACTGTTGACGGACTTTCTATCTTTAATACAAAGTTAAAGAAGAAAGTCTTTGAAAGTAACTTTGAACGTAATAAAGCCGCTCAAGACGGAGCAATAAAAAGACTTTATCATAACATACAAGTAGAGCAGCAGTTTCTTATTGATACATATAAGAACGATTATGAGAAGCCTGAATTCTCTATAAACCCATTAAAGGTATGCTTTTTAGATATTGAAGTATATTCACCAGATGAGTTTCCTGAAGCTAAAGATGCAAAACACCCTATCAACCTTATTACCATTTATGATAATCTTTCGGAGACTTTTTACACTTGGGGTTGTAAGCCTTATACTCCTTCTCGTACGAACGTTGTTTACACTGAATGCACTAGCGAGTATGATTTGTTAGAGAAGTTTTTAGAGTTCTGGGAAAACGATTACTTTCCTGACATATTATCTGGTTGGAACACGGACTTTTTCGATTTTCCTTACCTTATTAATCGTATTAACAATATTCTTGGTGAAGAGCAATCAAAGCGTTTGTCTCCTGTAAAGAGTTTATGGTGCCGTAAAGGTATATTCGTTAAGGGTCAAGAATTAGATCGCTGGTACATACATGGTGTATCAGCAATGGATTACCTTGAAGTATATAGAGGTTTTGCGCGTGGTTTGTTAGAGTCTTATGCTCTTAACTTTGTAGCACAACATGAACTAGGAGAAGGTAAACTAGCTATCAATGCTACCAACCTAGCCTCTCTTTCTACTAACGATTGGAATAACTTTGTTGATTATAACATACAAGACGTTGATTTGTTAGTACGAATGGAAAAGAAATTACAGTTCTTTAAAATCATTCGTATGTTAGCTTATAAAGGTTTAACGTCGTTTGAAGCTGCTTTAGGTAAAGTATCTATTGTTACCGGGTGTGTTGCTTTAGAAGCATATAAACACGGTATGATTATACCTACTTTCGTTGAAGGCCCAATTAGAGAAGAAGTACCAGGTGGATTTGTTAAAGACCCTGAAAGAGGTTTGCAGAAGTCAATTGTAAGTTATGACGCTAACTCACTATACCCTAGCACTATCATTACCCTGAATATATCCCCGGAGACAAAGGTCGGTAAGATAGTTAATAAAGATGATAATGGGGTTACAGTACGTCTAGCTTCAAATAAAAAAGACTTTAAAATGTCTAACGAGCAATTTGTACAATTTGTACAAGTAGAGAAGCTCGCTATATCCAAAGCAAATGTACTTTACACTCAAAAGAAAAGAGGTGTAGTGCCTTCTTTAATTGATAGTTTATACAAAGAGCGAATTGTAAACAAAAACCAATATGTTAGTTTAAAGAAAAAATTAAGCGACCTAACCCCTGATACAGATGAATACAAAACGTGTAAGTTTAATATGGAACGAGCTGACACCATACAGCATGTCATCAAAATTCTTCTCAACTCTATCTACGGTGTTTTTGCTAATAAGTTTAGCCCTATTTGTGATAGTGATCATGCTGGTAGCATCACTCTTACTGGTCAGTCGGTGGTTAAGCAAGCATCTGATATTATTGATCAATACGCTAAAGAAAAACTAGGCTATACTGGTAAGTCATTAACAATCTATAACGATACGGATAGTACTCACGTCACTATTCAACCGTTATTAGATATAATGAAGCTAGACATATTAACTAACAATAAAGTTAATAAAGAGGGGTTAAAGTTTATTGACGACGAATTAGGGGTATACCTTAATAAAAACATTGAACAGTGGGCTAAAGATGCTCTTAACTCTACAGACCCTCGTTACTATTTTAAGAGAGAATCTATTTGTGATGTAGGAGTATACCTAGAAAAGAAACGGTACATTATACACGTTTTAAATGATGAAGGTGCTAATGTAAACAAATTCAAGTATGTTGGCGTTGAAATTGCTCGTTCTACCACACCTAAAAAAGCTAAAGAGTTAATTAAAAAGGTTATTGAGAACAGTCTACTAATACAGGATCAAAACAAAGCAAATGCTCTTTATAGAGAAGTATACGAAAACTTTAAAAGTCTTTCTATTGACGATGTAGCTATTAGAGGTGGGTTGAGTGATATAGAAAAACACGAAGTAAGAGCGGAAGGGTTTAAAATTGCAAAAGGAACTCCTAACCACGTAAAAGGCGCTATTTGGTACAATCAATTACTCAAACACCGTAATTTGGATACAAAATATGAACGTATTACGTCTGGTGGTAAGGTAAAAAAGATATATATTGCTCCTAACAAGTACAATATCGACACTCTTTGCTTTCCAGTAAGCTTTCCACCAGAATTAAACGATTTTCATGTTGATTATGAAGAAATGTTCAATACAATCATCGTCACACCAGTAAAAGCTGTATATGATGCACTTAACTGGCATTTACCTCAACTTAACAATCAAGCACAAACCGACTTATTTGATTTATTCACATGATTAAGATATCACACGAATCTCCTTTAAGTATGTTAGAGATATCTCGTACATACAACGATTACTGCTATGCACTCGTGCACCTCTTTGAAACTCACCCGCAATATTACAAGTTTTTTGAGGATAGTGTTAAAGGTGGTAGACACGTTTTATTAGATAACTCTATCTTTGAACTAGGTACATCTTTTGACCCTAAACGTTATGCTCACTGGATACAAAAGCTTAATCCTACAGAATACATTATACCAGATGTATTAGAAGACTGTCAAGGTACTATTGATTCAGCTAAGAAGTGCTTATGGAAAGATTGGGACTTTGTTAGTAGTTCTAAGACTATTGGAGTTGTACAAGGCAAGACATATGGGGAACTAGTTAAGTGTTATGTAGCTTTAGATCAAGAAATAGGTGTAGACAAATTAGCTATTTCATTTGACTATTCTTATTATCTTAAAGCATTCCCTCACCCTAACAAGTGGGTATCTTATATGATGGGTAGAGTAATGACTTTAACACAGTTAATGAACGACGGTATTATTAATAAAGATAAACCCCATCATTTATTAGGTTGTGCTCATCCGAGAGAGTTTAGCTTTTATCAAAGCCCGCAATACTATTGGATAGAAACCCTAGATACTTCTTCTCCTATTGTACACGGTATTAAGAGAGTAAGATATTCTGATGTAATAGGTAATTGGAAGAAAGAATCCACTAAACTTGTAGATCTTTTAGATGTAGTACCAGATGAAATACAGGAGAGAATTATTGCAAGTAATCTGATACAGTTTAGAAACTACGTTAATGGATGACTACATTAGAAGCTATAACCAACTCCGTTCATGCTAACTATCCCCATCTCCTGGCAGATAATATTACTATTAGGGATTATTATTTTTGGGATTGTATTAAGAATCAAGAGTTGCCGGTAAGAGAGCTATCTGATGTCAAACCTTACCTAATAAAACACGGTATTGTTGATTTTACACTTGTTATTTTCTTTAGTGATAATACAATAGGGTTCCGTCTTAACCTATGAAACGCACTTTAATCTGGAAAACCTTTTTCTCTCAGAGTGGATCTGAAATTTACGAAATATCTACAAAGATAGGTCGTTTTCCGGATGCAATTATTACTAATAAAAGTTTTAATGATTTAGATAAAATTAACCCTAACCTTCTTGAGAGATGTTTTGATCGGTTTATTTTTTTACCAAATAAGCCGACTGTAGAAGAGTATAGAGAAGCTATAAGACATGCAGATGTTATTACACTACACGGTTTTCTTCGTATTGTACCACAGGAAATTTGCGGTAAGTTTAAGATATATAACGGTCATCCAGGACTTATAACTAAATTTCCAGAATTAAAAGGTAAAGACCCACAAGCTAAAGTATGGCAAACATATCCCATTAAAAAGTATAACACACATGGTCATGTTATTCATGAAGTTATACCTGAAGTAGATGCAGGTAGAGTTGTATCTGAAATGCGTTTTAGTACTGGAGATCTTTATACGGATTTTAAAAGCGTGGATTTATATATTGAGCATTTACATAAACTGTCAATTGATAATTGGGTTGGCTTTATGGGCAAAAGCCTATTAAATAATAAACTATGAGAACAAACTATAAAGCTACAATTTGTGGCGCTCATTCACAAGGTAAAACTACTTTAGTAAAAACTCTAAAGGGAGATTTGTTTTTAAACGACAATCATTTCTCTTTTAGAACTAATTTAACTAGAGGGTTAAAAGACTTGAATGTACCTATTAATGAGGGTGGTACTTCTTTAACTCAATACTTGGTAATGGCTAGACATTTAGAGTATGGATTGACTCCAGGTAACTGGGTTTTAGATAGAGGTGCTTTAGATGGTATTGCATATACGACTTATTTTTATGAAAAAGGACAAGTTAATAAAGAAGTATATCAAGCTGCTTTATCTGTATACGAAGAATTACTAAAGGTTTATGATAGAATATTTTACGTTGTACCTGAACTTGATATTAAAGATGACGGTGAAAGAAGCACAGGTAAAGAGTTTTTTGATGGGGTTGTAAAGCAGTTTGACTTTTATTTAAAGCATCATTCAATGCCTGCTAATAAACTCGTTTACGTTATGGGAACAGTTGAAGAAAGAACTAAAATTATAACTAATACAATAACAAAAGATTTTACTAATGAGCTATAATACTAATAACATTGACAAAGTACTTGGACAGAGAGTAGATTCTCCTACCACGTATACACCAGAGATTTTGGTGCGAGAAGAGCGCCAACGTAACCGTACTTACCTTGATCTTAAGAATGGTTTCTTACCCTTTGTAGGTTACGACATTTGGAATGGTTATGAATGTAGTGCATTAACAGATAGTGGTCTACCTGTTACTTGCGTGGCTAAAGTAGTTTATTCTGCTGAAAATGATTTCATTGTAGAATCTAAGTCAATGAAACTATACTGGAACTCATTTAATATGCAGAAGATGGGTAAGAATACCAAAGAAGTACTTAAAAATATTAAGCAAACAGCTTCTAAAGACTTATCTTTATTATTAGAGACTGACGTTAAAGTAGAATTGTATTCTCAAATTACAGATCCTGAAACTGAAACAGATAGAAAAGTCTGGTTTTCAGATCATAGTGCTAATATTTGGCGTCCATTAGAACAAATTAAAAGTGCAGAGAAAATTAAGTTTACCGTATTTAACGAGAATGCTGATCTGTTAGTAGCTAACGAAACTGAATCAACAGAGCAACACTTTTATATGAGTACTCTATTACGTTCTAACTGTAAGATTACAAAGCAACCAGATTCGGGGGATATTTTTATTTATTATAAAGGTAATAAAGCAGTTACAGAGCAATCTTTATTAGAGTGGATCGTTTCATTCCGTAATGAATGTCACTTCCATGAAGAAATTTGTGAAGCTGCTTATAAACGCCTTTGGGACTTATTACAACCAGAAGAACTTATGGTAACTTGCTACTATGCAAGACGTGGTGGATGGGATATTGTTCCTACACGGGCATCCCATAAAAAACTACTTAACAGGTATCTTATTAACGCAAAAGCACCTTACTTTAAGTTTCCTCGTCAATAACCTTGATTAAATTAAAAACTATATTAATATAACTATATGAACCCAGATCAAATTATCGTTTATCTAGACAGTATTCAACGTACTATTGTTGCTACATTTGTAAGCCAAGATGATAGTAGTGTTACTATTACTAAGCCAGCTATTCTTAACGTAGCTCCTACACAAGAAAAGAAACTACAAGTACAATTATATCCTTTAATGTTTAGAGAGTTTTTTAAAGACAGGGATGCATTTCCAACTTGGACACTTAGTAAAACACAGATTACTCTTGCTTCTAATTTAGAGCTTGAGCCAAATCTTATTGGTCAATACACAGAAATGTTTAAACCATCTAACGCTCAACCAGCTCCTACCATTAAGCTTTTTGACGCAGACGGTAACTAATATATGTCCCGTAAACAATCAACAGCAGAGTCTAAGGTTTCAGAAACCAAGACTTCTTCTTTAAAAGATATTTTTGAAGCAGTAGACGCACTGAATGCAGATGCGTCTATGCTATCAGAAGATAACTCTCTTTCTATTGTAGGAGACTGGATTGATACCGGTTCTTATGCTTTAAATGCAATATTTTCCGGTTCTCTTTATAAAGGTATACCTGTCGGTAGAATAACTGGTTTTTCTGGTCCTTCGGGAGCAGGCAAGACTCTTATTGTTAATAAGATTATTGCTAATGCCCAGAAAAAGGGTTATTTTGCTGCGGTATGGGATACTGAAGCAGCTGTAGACAAACAATCAGCTGAAGGTGTAGGTATTGACCCTAAACGCTTAAAATACTATCCAGTAGAAACAGTAGAGGATTGCCGTAACCAAATCGCTACATTTTTAGACAAGATTATTGCAGCTAATGATCCAAACTTAAAGGTTATTATAGCTATTGATAGTCTTGGTAACTTAGCAAGCGCTAAAGAGCTTCGCGACGTTACAGAAGGTAAGGATGCAGCAGATATGGGTACAAAGGCTAAAGCAATGAAGTCTATGATGCGAGCTTTAACGTTTAAAGCAGCTAAAGCTCGGGTACCTATTCTTTTCACTAATCACATTTATGATAACCCAACTTCACTCTACCCTGAATTGGTTAAAAAACAGTCCGGTGGCTCTGGCCCTGTTTATCTTGCTTCTTTGTTGGTTCAGCTTGCGACTAGAAACGAAAAAATTGATAAAAACGAAGAAGAAGAATCAATTGCAGTAGCTCACAATGTAAGCGGCGTTACACTATCAGCAATGACAGTGAAAAATCGTTTTGCACCACCGTTTTTAAAAGCTGAATTGTATAACAACTTCCGTACTGGATTGAGTCGTTATGCAGGCTTAAAAGACATGGCTGTAGCATTTGGTGTTATTCAACAGACGGGTTCAACCTTTCAGTTTAACGGAGAGAAAATCGGTTATGCTAAAACTTGGGAGAATGATACTAAGTTTTGGGATGAAAAAGTAATTCCAAAGTTAGAAGAAACTCTCAAAGAAAAGGTTCGCTATGGAGGAGCATTAGATGCTCCTACAATTGATGAGCCTAAAATAGAAGAAACTACAGAATAATTAAAAAAAGCTAAGGGAAACCTTAGCTTTTTTAATGAAATAGGTTATAATAACTACGTGAAGAGTAAACTACCAGTCAATACAGATTTTTTTGAGAACGTCATTGCATACAATGCTCTTACTAACTCTTATTACACTTCTTTAATATTTGATCATTTGTTACCAGAGAACTTTAAATCTCCTGGTAATAAACTTGTTATTAATATTATTAAAGACTTTTACTCTAAACGTAAATGTTTACCTACAGTTACAGAAATCAGAACATATATTCCTAAAGAGGAAGATGTTAAGCTTTTTAAAGATACCTTATTAAGTTACAAACAATTTGATAATAAAGGTAATATTGAAGAGTTAATTAATAATACAGAAGTTTACTTCAAAGAAAAAGCTGTACATAATGCTATATTAAAGATAGTAGAAGATGTAACTAACGATAAATCTGATTACGGTAAATTTTTACAAGTTTTTGAAAAAGCTTGTAATATATCGCTTGTTAGTGATGTAGGTTTAGACTTTTACGGTCAGTATCAAAAGATTATTGATGAGTTAGGTGCACCTAATGAAACCATACCAATAGGCTGGGATTTTATTGATAATAAAATCGGTGGTGGTTTAGCTAAACGTGGTAGAGCATTGTATTTGTTCTTAGGACCAACTAATGTAGGTAAGTCTATATTTTTAGGTAATATTGCAGCTAATATGGCTGCTAGAGGTCTTACCACTGTTCTTATTTCTCTTGAAATGCCTGAAATGATGTATGCAAAGAGAATTAGTAGTCATTTATCTAAAATTCCAATTGGGGAAATACAACAACAAATTAAACCGTTAGAGAATTTCTTTATGAGTGTTACAGATACTCATAAACAGAAACTACTTATTAAAGAATTCCCACCAAAGAGTATTACAATCGGTGGCATTAAATCTTACCTTGAATCTTTAGTTAAAAAAGGTATTAAACCGGATATTCTTGTAATAGATTACCTTGGTTTAATTAAAGCTAGTAGCGGTGATAACTCTTATGAACAGGGTAAGAACACAGCAGAAGAACTAAGAGCACTGTCTTATTTCTTTAATGTGCCTATAGTTAGTGCAATTCAAACAAACCGTGATGGTATGGAAAAGCCTGGGTTAGAAAACGTATCCGAATCTCTAGGTGTTGCATTTACTGCTGATGTTGTTTGGTCTATTCATCAAGAACAAGGCGATCAAGATCTCGGACTTATTCGTTTGGGATGTATTAAGAACCGTGTTGGACCTAAACACACACCAGAAACAATGAGAATTGACTATAGCACTTTATCTTTAAAGGTAGAAAAAGAATACAGTAAAGATGCCAATAACAATTCAAATGAAGATGAAATGATGAATTTAGAAAGAAAGCTGGAAAATATTACTAAGATAGTTAAATAACCATTGTGAATCCCAACAACATATATGTTTTTACAGATATTGACCTAGACGGTGCAACTAGTCTGTTAATATTGCATTGGGCATTAAAGTCAAAGCTAGGAGACATTAAATTTAAAGCCTGCACTGTTAGTACTTTTAGAAAAGAGTTCTTAAAGTGGCTAGAAGATGATAGTTTTGACAATTATGATAATGTTTTGTTTCTAGACTTAGATACAAGTAGTTGTGTTGACTTAATCGATAACAAAAAAGCTATTATTATTGATCATCACCTCACACATGTAAACAATAAACATAACTATAAAAACGCTACCGTAGATGTAGTAGAAAC